AGCATTGGAGTTTGTTAGGTCGCATTGTCCTCCAGTTTCAGTTACAATTGCTTCATCACAACAAATAGTAAAGATTGATACTAACTGAGCATAAGCACCATTACTAATAGAAACTCCAATTCCACCTTGGTTGTACTGAGTAAATGAGTCAACGCTCATTGAACCCTGAACACCAATCTCATCCTGATCTCCAGGTTCAGCATCAAATCCATTAATTCTCATTCCAATACTATCTTGAATAAAGTTAGTGCAGTTTCTTATATAAGGTCCTTTAAATACTGGACCATCAGTTCCTGCTGAGAAAGATGGGTCATTTGGTTGAGCACTTCCAGCACCATTATTTCCTTCATAGGTAGTTACGATACCTGTTGGATTTGAAGGAGATTCAAAAGCAGCAAATCCTTCATCAATAATTGAAGTTATAACTCCAACACAAGTATTAACTGCAGAAATTACATTAGCACATGAATTAATTGTATTATTATATCCTGTAGCAGAATCAGTTTGAATACTTAAATCTCTAATTTGGGTAATATAATCTTGGAAAGGAGTTTGTTTTGCAACAGTTCCACCACTTACATAAGTGTGATCAATTGTAGATATACCACTAACAACTTCAAATTTTGTACTATTAATATATCTTTTAACAGGGAATACTGGTCCAAGTGTTCCATCTGGGAAAATTGTAGTTGTATAACCAACTCTCATTGTTCCCCCACTCACATAAGTATGATTAATTGTAGAAATACCAACATCTATACTTACCGCATTAGGGCTGATAATTTCTTCTACTTTAAAGAAATAACCTTGAGTTCCATCTGGGAAAATAGTAGTTGTTATACCTGCTTGAGCAGTACCACCACTACTATAAGTGTGAGTTATGGTAGATGGTCCAACATTAACTTGGAATTGTGTGGAATTATTTACTTGAACAACTCTAAATACATCCGTTCCATATATTGAATTTGGACTTGATCCATCTGGGAAAATAGTGGTTGTAATACCAGATCCACCAGGACATGTAAATGTGATATTCTTCAGTTGAACAGGTTCTCCCGTATGAACACCAGATGCAGCAGAAGTTGTAACAGTTAGAATACCAACAGTTTTATCATAAACTGCATTAGTGATATTGACTACAGGACCAAGACCCGAATCCCCACAATTAAACTTAAGATTCTCTAAGAAAACTAAATCATTTTCATTAACAAAATGATTAGTTCCTAAGAATACTGTACTTAAACCAGTAGACTTGTTATATTGGAACCCTGTAACTGCGATACCAGTATAATTATATCCTGGGCAGGTCATTGCAATTCCTGCTAACTTTACGGAGTGTCCTGTAGTTAATCCATGTCCAACATTAGTAGTAATTGTTGTAATTCCAGTAGATTTATCATAATCTACAGTAGTAATACCAATATTGGCAGAACCCCCAGCAAAATCTCTACTCCAAATTGGATCTAATTTACTACCCCAATTGACATTATTAATAACCGCTCTTGCAATATCTTTTGAATAATTTAAAGCAATTACTGTTTGTTCATATTCATTAGGATCGGCAAGAATTCCTAGTTTATTACCATTAGCATCAAAATAAGTTTTTCCAATTGATACTGATTTTGAATTACCACCTCTTGTTATATCATAACAAATTGCTTTAATTGCAAATTTTACATCTCTAAAACACTTTTCCATGTCAAGTCTAATACCAGTAGTAATTCCTGGAAGACTATTAGTATTTCCAACCCCAATTGCTTGAGTTACAATTCCTACAAGTTGTCTAATTGTATTAGCAACTCCAACGCAACCACCACGAACTTGAATAACAGAATTATCTAAAGTTTGTTGATAAGTTTCTTGGAAATTTTCATACTTTCTAAGGATACCACCTGTATTATAAGTATGATTAATTGTAGAAATACCAGCAAATATTTTAACTGTATTTTCATCAATATATTCTTTTACTTCAAAAAATGAACCTTGAGTTCCATCTGGGAAAATAGTAGTTGTAATTCCTGAACCACCTGGACATGTAAATGCAATTCCTGTTAGTTTAATTGTATCACCAGTTGTAACACCATGACCAACTGCAGTAATAGTTCCAATACCAGTAGATGCAGTATAAACAAATCCAGTTATATTTTTATCCTGTCCTGCAGGAATTGTTCCCCAAGGTCTGGTATTAATTACAGACTCCATAATATCTGCAGCATATTGAAGAGTATCAATGGTTTGCTCAGGAATACCTGCTTCAGATATATGTGCTAAAGAACCACCTACAAAATAAGATTGTGCAGCACCTACAGATTTAATATTTCCATTTGCCTTTAAATCATGAGAAACTGCGGTAATAATATCCTTAACATCATCAGCACAATCTGCTGTATATAAATTAATTGCATTTGAAACTACTGCAGGAAGACCAGAAGTATTACCAGCAGAAACTACATTAGTTGTAATACCAATTAAAGTATTGATTGAATTTCCAATAGCAACACAACCATAATTTACTCTAGATACAGATTCTCTAAATGTTTGAGAATAATCGCTTCTATTTTTTAAAGAAGTAACAGTACCACCACTATTATAAGTATGACTAATAGTAGAAATACCAACATTAATTGTGAAGGTATTGATACCAACAGTTGATTCTACTATAAATGTATCTCCTCTTGTATGATCTGGGAATATAGTTGTTGTAATACCAGATCCACCAGGACATGTAAATGAAATATTTGCAAGTCTTACTGGATTACCTACATCAACATCTGCATCAGAATTTGTAGTTACTGTAGCAACGCCAGTAGAAGCGGTATAATCAAAAGAAACTACATTAGTTGTAGTACTAGTAATCCCTCCCCAAGGATAATTATTAATTACATGAGTTGCAATTCCTGCAGCATATACCAATCCATCAACTAATGCTCCTGAAAATCCAGCACCAGTTAATCTAGTAATTAATGATCCACCTTGGAAGAAATTAGTGCTATTTCCTACCGATTTCTCATTTCCAGTTGAAATTAAATCATAAATTAAAGCATCTAAAGTAAGTTTAATATCACTTCTTAAATTTGCTTCTTCTGTAGCGTTTAAGTTTCCAATTTTTGTGTAATCTGCACTATCAATATAATCTGCTGCCTCAAAAGAAATAAAGTCTCTATTGAGTTCAATTAGTCTAGCAGCATCTTGTGTTCTATGATCTGCAGCATACCCACTATAACCACTAGTTAAAAATCCTACTGCTTCTCTAGCAATAAATTCTTTATTTAGATCCAGTAGTCTAGCAGCATCTTGTGCTCTTTGACTTCCCGCAAGACCACTATATCCGCTAGTTAAAAATCCTACTGCTTCTCTAGCAATAAAATCTGAATTAAATCTTAATAATCTAGCAGCATCAAAATATCTGTCTCCTGCAACTCCTAATAAAGGTGGAAATGCGATTACAGCAGCACCATTTGTTGCTGGTTGACCAACAAAACTTAAGTCTGTTAAGTGAACACCATCACTAACATAAAATAAATCTTGACTTGGATTTTGTGGTGTAACTAGGCAGTTTCTAAGTTCATACCCCTCAACAGAAACATTTTTTCTTAGAGTTATTGGATTATTTTCAATAAATGTTCCAGGAGCAATTTTAATAGTATCTCCAGGAATTGCTTTTGCAGCAGCAGCTTTAATTGTTCTTAATGGAGTAATTTCATTTAATCCATTATTTTCATCATCCCCTGTAATAGCAACAAAATATGTTTTTCCTAAACTTCCTCCGGCACCAACTTGAACTACTCTAGTTGCAATACCTGCTGCACCTTGAGTATCTTGTCTTACAAATACTTTACCATCAAAATGGTTGATGGCTAGTTCTCCTAGACCAAGTTGTGCAATTGTTGGGATTTTATCTTTTTCTAAAGATCTCTTTAACAGAATAAGCGGATCTGTATTCATTTATGCCACCTATGTTATTACACCAAAAGACTTTTTTATTATTTATTGTCTTTAGGAACTTGATTATCTTTAATTAATTTTGCTAGTTCTGCTGTAGATCCAACAAAAAGAGCATTTGTCACATTAGTAGGACCTTTTTTAGGTGAAATTTCTTCAAGGTCTTTTAATTTTTTTTGAAGATCTAATAGTTTATCTGTAGCGTCCGATACATTTTTAATTAATTGACCTGCAACTTCATATGCTCTAGGCATCTCAGTTTCTTGTGCAAGTTCAAGGATTCCATTAATTGCTTCTTGACCCTTTTCTATAATGGAATATAAATTTCCTCTAGTATATTCATAATCTTTTTTTATA